CAAAGAATCCGATACGCTTACCCGTAAAGCCGTCCGGGAAGGCTGAACGCTTCAACCAGGCAAGAAGGGTAAAGTTCCCGGTAAGGGGAATTACGTTTTTGTCTATATCGCAATGCCCGTTACCGTCGAACTTTATACAATTGCCTTGCTTTCCGCCGGTAAAATCTGCTTCTACTACCGTACCGTCCGCCCGTGTCTTGCTGTAATCGTAAGCAATGGTAGAACCGGCCGCTTCATCGAAGGGCATATTTAGGATAATGTTACTTTCGTCTGCCATATCAATACGTTTTAGTCGTTTTTCGAATAACTTTTATTATCGCGTTACCTTCGCCGTCGCCGGTGGTAGTCGTCAAGTTCCCGCCGTAGTGGTTTACGCAAATCTTCGCGTTATCCCGTGCTTCTACTTCTACGGTGGTATCGTCGAATACGTCTACCATTACGAAGGAATTACCGGTAGCAAGAACCTTTAACCGGCTTTGGTGCTTTGCGAATACCTGCCCTACGTTCCAACCGTCGTAAGTGGCGGTACCCTCGCAACGGCCAAGGGCTACTACGTGCCGGAAGTTTCCTGCCGTAATAGCTTGGTCGAGGAACACGCCGTAGGCTTCGCAAGTACCTACGAAGTGCTGGCGTATAAATTCGTTGCTGGGGTACTCGTTGCTTAGGCAAAAGTCGATACCTTCAAGGTACATTTTAATAAGTTCGTCTTTCCCTTTGGTATCTATAAGGCGGCCGTACCATTCTTCGCAAATGCCTTTCTTTTTGGCGTCGCGGGCCAATCGTTTATTTACTTCCATATCGCTACATTGTTATTCCTTGCGCCCGTAACGGGTCGGACGCGCTTCCCGAAGTATTCTTTTCTATCTGTTCAAGGTGCCGGTTCGATACGCTTAATTTGCCGTCGATGTTGGCAAGGTGTATAAGCTGCTGGCGCAAGATTTCTATTTCCTGCACTTGGTTTACACGTACGGCGTTCGTTTGTCCGGCCAATAAATCTATACTTTCTTGGCTGGCTCCCTTAATTGCACCGGATAGGCTCGTAGTAGGGTCGCCGTTATCGTCCAAGTCCTTAAACAAATCTTCGTACAACTTCAAGGCTTCGGCGTACCCTTGGGCTATTGAGTTTACCCTATCCTTAAACCGTTGCTGTTCTTCCGGGGTCAAGCCGTCGAAGGAACCGCCGCCTTCATCGTCAAAACCCATATCGCGCTGCAACTGCTTTACGGCATTTTGTAGCTGCTGTTCGAGGAATTGTTTTTTTAAGGCGTTCTTTACGGCATTACCTAATACCTGGTTCGTAACCTTTTCAATCGCGCTTTTTACTTTGTCGCTGTTGAAGCCGTCGGAGTAGGCTTCGGCTATCGCGTCGGACAATTGCGTAGCCAAGTCCTTTGCCGAAGTCTGCGTTACGCTTTCCGTAATTTCGGCTATGGTGTCTTCGATTTGGCGGCCTAATTCTTCGTACTGCTCCTTATATTGGTTTACCTTACCACTATCGGTTTTTTTCTTGCTTTCTTCCGCTTCCCACATAGCCCGCAAGTGCGCGCGTTGTTCGCGCATATTGTTAATAAGGGCCTTTTGGTTATCGTAAACCGATTCGCCTAACGCATTATCTACGGCGTGTTCAAGTACTTTGTAGGCGCGTTCCAATTCTTCGACGGCAGCAGCGTGTTTCTTAATGGCTCGTTCGGCCTTACGGTCGCGGGAGTTGAACAGGTCAAAGACGGAAGTTAGCATACCTACGGCTCCCTGTATCATTTGGGCCGGGTTCATAGTTGCGTACCCCTGTGCCATTTGCCCTATTCCGTCCACAATTCCGCCTACGTCCCCTAAAATAGCTTGGGTTTCGTCGTCCATAGAACCTCCCATTTTCTCAATAGCACCCGTAACCGCGTCGAACGAACCTTTTACCAAATCGGCCGTAGCCCCTACGCCTTTGAATACTTCGGATAGGTTCGCTTTACTTGCGTCCTCCTTATAGTCCTTCAAAGCCGTAGAAAGGGCCTTAAACGGGTTGCGGGTCTGTATTTCGTCCTTGGCTTCCCGCAACTTGCTTAAAACTACGTCTAAGTCTTGCGGGTTAAGTTCTACGCCTAATTGGGCCTTTTGCGCTTCGATTTTATCTATAAGGGCCTGTATTTGCGCCGTAGTAAGGTCGTCGAGGTTCCCGAAAAGTTGCTCCCAAGCCCCGGAATCGGTCAATTCCTGCAACGCTGCGGACGAAAGGGCCTTATTCTTGGCTTCCTGCAATTTCGCTACTAATTCTTCGTTATTCTGCTGGGTTGCCAATGCTATTTTTTCGTCGTATTGCGCGGAAATATCGGCGCATTTTTGCTGATATGTTTTGTATTCCTCTACCAATGCGTCGTAGTCTTCGTTCCCCGAACTTTTTGCGTAATTCTGGAAAACTTCTGTTATTGCCTTATACAAAAGACTTTGGGAGAATTACCCGATTTTGAGGTAATGACTTGGCAACTGTGCAATCTGCTGCGTTCTACCTTGAATTGCTTACAAGGAACTCTTATTTTGTTGCAAAGATACGAATTTTACTTATATATAAAAAGCACTGTACTATTTATTATGTCTCTTAGATAGTACAGCACTTGAATATTTGTCTAATTTCTTTTGATATAGAAAAAATGTTTTAAAGGCTATTCTTTGTGATAAGAAACCATATCTCCCTTATCATTTCGATACATCTCTATATAATCCAAACAACTTGGCTTTAATGCGCCATTAAAGTGGAAAACAAATGTTCTTCTTCCATCATTTGATTCACAACGTAGAGTTGATTCATCTTGTTTTGTTACACGTCCTACAACAAGAGGATTGTATGGCGGTATCATAAATTCAAACGTGCCCTTGCTAAATTTGTAGTAGATGTCTCGTTGGGTTGGACTATCTATAGTTTTTTCTCCATTTCTCCATAAACAGTTTCTTGGTGAACTAAAGTGATTATAATCTTGCCCTGAACCGATTTTATGTGCTCTTATAAAATAGCTCTTCACATAACTACCATAATCAGAACACATTTGAATATTCATTTTATAACCATTAATACCATAATCCCGTTCTTCTACTCCATAGTGTCCTTCTCCATATTTTACCATGTATGAAAACACCTTATCAGCAACATTGAAGTTTCTTGATGGGATCTTATCAATAAGACCTTCCGAGAAGTAATCTAATTCAAAGTCAATCTGATAAGAACCTTTCAGATAAAGATATGCTGCAAGATAAATAGCTTCTGCTTCAAGGTCTTTTGTATTAAGAGGCATGTGTTTTTTCAGGTCTGTTACACTTTCCTTTACATATTGTTCTATAGGGTCCATAGATGGAGCTTCTGATTGCAGAACTGACTTTATCGTAGATTCAGACTTACAATTGTTTACACTTGAAGATGATTGTGAACTCACATTTTTATCTTCCTTTTTACCGAATAAAAATTCAAAAAAATCCATGCTATTTGTATGATTTAAAGTTTAACACTCTTTTTCTTGTTTCTTTGTAATTGTACCTACATTCATATTGCAATATCTTAAATAAAGATTCAATATTACGACTTGTTAATTTGCCATCCTCCGCACAGATTCCTGTATAAAACAACAAAGCTATTGATTTTGCCTGCTCGTGTTTTGCTGATACAATCTCATTATATGTTTTTTCTTCAATATCAACATATCCTCCCGTATCATTAGGTCTAATAGATGCGTGTTGATAATAGGTAAGTGATTTCATATTATACTTCCATCCCGAAGATATTGATATTTGGGTTGCTAATTCATTACAATAATGCGCATAGTACATATCAGAAATGTACAACAAGTCAGGATTGATATTTATTGGAATTATATACCTTGCCATAGAATCCATAGCAATAGATGCCCTATTTACATAAGCTTCCTGTTGAAAGATTTCATCATTTGTTGTACAGGCTAATTTCGTCAAATATAGATAATCATATGAATAAATCTTTCTATATAGTTCCATATGGTTTTTAGGGCACATCAATAGTAATAATCTAAAAGTATTTGCTGCCCCAGCTAATCCATAATCACTATTCCAATATCGATTCGGGAACATTGCAAGTTGATTTATACTTCGATAAAGATAATTTAGCCCTTCTTCGAACTTTTGCCCATACATATACATACCTGCTATATCAGCAAGTATATATGGATGCTCTGTATCTTTAAATTCAAATATGATAGAATTTAATACAAAAGTAGGAATTTCATATAATGCTAATGAAATTCCCCTTGTACGCCAAGGAGAATTTAAATCTTTGAATTTAGGCTTGTCATTTTGTGCATTTTGAACTTTGAGGACATAATTATCCACAAACGAATCATCTATGCACAAACTTCTATCAATCATAGTAATTTCAGACATTTCATAATTCTTACATTTATTGTGTAGATACAGTCCCAACTCTTTAAGTAAAGATATGATATACTCATTGTGTATTTTATTTACATAAAAATCAAACATCATAGGAAAGAGCCAATTGCCCTTTTTCTCTTGAAAACAAATGGGATGTTCATGTGCAAATTGACTGAACGATTTTGGGTCAGCAGACTCAATTTTCTCAAGGAGAGTTTTGATGTAATAATTTTCTTCCATACAAAGAACTTAATTATCAATGTTATGATAGATTTTCTCCCTGTAATGTTATCAACCGCTTCTTAACAGTCCCGTTCTTACAGGATTTTACTATAGAAATTATGACTTCATCCATACGTGGCACTTCCAATTTTCTGTATTCATTTGTATCATCACAGAAAACCACAAGATACATCTTTTCGATAATTATGTCATAATTTCTTTCGAGAATATAGCGATATAGGTTCTGTTGAATACAATAATGCCAATATGGCGTATCCTCAATTTGATTGAGTTCACCTAACCCTTTCTCGCCATAGTTGTTTACAGCAATCGGTTTACCCCAAAAGTCGACAATGCGATGACTACGTTTCCAATCATATATGTCAAAAACATCTCCACGTTTATGTATCATATCTATTGTACCAGCAATTTTTAGTTCGTCATCATATATAGCCCATTCTGTTCTAAACGGTTTAAATTTGTGGTTTTCGAGAAACTCTATGAATTGCATATATTCAAGTTCAAGAGAAATTTGTTCTTCTATGTGAACATATTTTCCGTCATATTTGAAAGAGAATTCTTGTTGATATGGAAGTCCCTTATAATAGTTTTCTATTTGTTGGTGCATAAAAGTTCCGACATCACGTGAACACGCACCTTTTGAATCCCATTCTTCAAGAATCTGTCCTTGTGATATATTTCGTTGATTAGCTTTATATTCTGACCAATAGTATGAATCAAATGGCTTAAAGAAACAAGATATCACACTGCTGACAGGAATAAATTGTTCCTGTCCATCATATAGATAAATATGTTCTTGTGGATAGAATTGAATATGAACGTCTTTTTCGCAAAAAACAGGTTCTCCTATTTTATAGTTTACTTTTCTATTTGAAGAAAACACCAATGGTTTCATTCTCTTGGCACAAACCCTTTCTTTTTCCGTTTGTGTTATGTCTGCAATTTCAAGTTTCTCATTGTCAACAATACCAAATTCATGGTTCAAGTATTTCTCGCGAGTATTTTCACTTGCCATAACTTTGGCTTCGATTTCTGTCCATCGTTCAATTTCCTTTGGAGTAGAACATGAGAGAAAATCGATTGGTAAAACCATAGAGGGTTGTATATAATGAAGAACTTGTGCTATAAAAGCCGCACATCCCTTAGGATTGGAAAAAACTTGATATTCAGTAAAACGAATAACAATCCATCCGATATTATTCAGAAGTGCATCACGAAAATCATCTCCACATCCTATATAATGTATAGGTTTTCGTGTAAATGCAGCATATGGTTCGTCTATTTCAATGTCTATTCTTATAGATGGGTGCTTTTTGCATATAATCGCTATATCTGGTTCAAAAGGCCTGTTATCTTCTACAGGAAGTATATTGCAATCACCGAGTATAAGTAAATCACATCCCCTGAAAGTATCTTGTAGATAATTTTGGAATTTAGCTTCACTGAACCCTCTTCTTGCTATAGCTTTTCTTCTGTATGGAAAAACAATACAGCCATCTTCAGGATATTTAGTTACTGGATATTTCCAGTTACTCTTATCTTGGACAACTGATGGCATCAAATAATCAACATATTGAATATCAAAATCATCAACCACTCCAACAGCATAATCACTTTCTATTTTTTTCTCTGTTTTGCAAATGACATCTATCAATTCTTTATCTACGCTTTTAGACAAAGCAAAATCTTTAACCTTCTTGACTTTTTCTTTTGCCGTCTCAATATCAGCAGACTTTAATGCATTAGAAATAGAATTGATTTCATCTTTTATTTGTTTTTGTTGCTGCACTTCTATGTTCTTTTTATCAATGAGTTTTTGCATCTCTTCCCGAGAAAACTCTTTCATTAAAGAAATATAAACAATACAGGGCTTTTGATGCTTAAATTTCTGTATTACAGATTCGCATCTTTTTACAAACAAGTCTTGTGTTGTTACTCCATCAATAATGACAACATAGTTTGAAGATAATTCATCTATATGATGGAGAGCACATGATTGAAATCCAAGTACAGCCAAATCAAGAGTTAAAAACTGAACTTGAAGATTTTCATCGAATTCAGCCCCATATGCGATTACTTGCACAGGGACACCCAATGATTTTATAAAGTTACTAATCTCTATGTTGATATAAGAAGGGGTATTTATTTTTCCCTCCTTATATTTATCTATATTAATGTTATTCTCTTGCGTCTGTTTAAAATGAGTGTAATCTAAATCGGTTGCAGTGCAAAAACTTGAAAAAAAGAATTGCCATATGCGATATTCTCCTTGTATGATATTTCCTTTATAGTCGGTTTTTTGAAAATTCATGTTATAAAAATAGCAACCAGAATGTGGCGTTGTAGATTTTTTGCTACGACATAACTTACTAAAAGCTATTTGTGCCTTTTCCCATTCTTCGGTACTTAAAAACTCTTTTTGCCGCCTATCGAAATCTATTATTTCCGTAATATTACTTATTATTATTGATTTGTTTGCAGAAGGATGTTCTTTTTGCCAACAAGTAAGTCCATCTGAATAATTGGCTTTAATCATATTATATTCAGTTGATACCTGCTTTTCTCGTTGTATTCTTTCCAATTCGAGCTTTTCTCTCTTTTCCCATTCAACTTTAGGGAATGAGAGGAATTTGTTTATATCTTGTTTTGTAAGATTGTTTTCAGACTGGAATATTCGTAATTCTTTTCGAAAGAAAGAGTATGCATTAGGATATATATCTTTTTGATGCTTAAATTTCTTTATTAAACGCTTGGTTGATAAATTTGATATAAATATAAAAGCTATAAGAATGGCTATTAAAATTCCTATAATTATGCATACGACTTTAAAACCTTGAGTAAGTCCCCAAATTATAAGTGCTAGTAGGGCATATCCAATACAACCCCATTTTTTTTCTAAATCCATAATTCTTATTTATAAATATATAAAGCGTGAACTGCACAGCCACGTCTTTATTTGGAGGTCGTAGGAAACCTTGCATACAGATGTAGTAATAGCAGCCCACGCTATAGCGTGAGAACCACTATGCCATCTGAGTATGCAATTTGAGAATTTCCTACGTTTCCAAATACTTGATGCGCATAACGCTTCTTTCTTATCTAATATGTTTTGGAAAGAGTTACCTCAATCCGATACAAAGGTAAGAAAAATCCGTGATCTGCCATTCGAACATCACGGATTTTTTTGATTTACAGTTTCATACTCCTATTCTGTCTTGGTTTCGGTATTCCGATAGCTTCTCTAAACTCATTCATTTTCTTTCTGAACCAGCTCACGTGTGAAACCCCGTCTATCTTGAAATCGAATTTACCGCTTTCATCCTGTTTGATGGAGCAGACGGAGTGTCGGGTATCAAAACTTCGGTTAAATTCGGAAGAATAGAGTTCGCCTTTTATCCCGACCTCCTTGAACTCGCACAGTCTTCTGATTATTCCGTCATTGAACTTCAATCGGTCACGCAGGAAGTTTATTATAGGCATCAGCTTCTCCACATACGGAAAGTAGCGTCTGACAAAATCCGCAAACTCCGACAGCTTGCGGTGCTGTTGCTCGTAAGCGTTTCTTATCTCCTGTATCTGTTTGGCTTGTTGCCGTTCCCGTTGTCGGGCTTCGTTTTCAAGTTCAAGGATGCGGTCTTGCAAATCCTCGTTCCTGCGTTCCAACGATTTCATCTTTCCACTTCCGAAAAGAGAACCCACACTGTTTGCAAGGGCGGTTGCCGTATCAGTGGCTGCAATTTTGAGCTTGTCGGTGCGGATTTCTGCTTTTACCTGTTTCAGTTCCTCCTGCGCCTCGGCTTTCTTCTCCTGTAATAGTCTGGCTTCGGTTTCAAGGGTTTCATTCTTCTTTTTCAAGTCCCGATAATACTGCATGGTGGTAGTGTGCCGTGCTTCCGACCCCCGTACCCCACGTTGCAATCCGTATTTCGCCATCACCCTTGCGTAATTGTCGTGGTAGGCAATCAGGCTCTGTCGGTTGAACAGGTCGTCGGCACACAAACGGACGGAATTTGTTTTCTTGCGGTACTTGCGCTTGCCATCAGCCTGTTCTTTCTTGGCTTTGCGCCTTTCACCCGTCACGATGGGAACAACGGCTGCATGTATGTGCGGTGTCTTCTCGTCCATGTGTAGATGGGCGGCAACCACGTTGTCTTTGCCGAATGTGGCTTGCAGCCATTGGATGCTGTCGCTGCACCATTCATCGAGCTTTCCTTTTTCCTGTATGTTCATCATGTCCTCGTGCGTACCCGACAAAACCACCCGGACAACACGGACTTGGTCGTGTGTGATTTTCCGTTTGATGCCTGCCGTGTTCAGCCTGTGGGCAATCGCTTCATCCCTGCCGTGAACGCCATCGGGGTATTCGACAAGGACTCTGTTCAAATGTGTTCTTGTCGGGTCTGCGTTTTTAGGTATTATCTTTCTCTCTATATGGTCGGACTGCGTGGTGTCCGATGTACCCTTTGCTTTCTTTATGTCCAATGAAAAATATCCCATATTATTACTGTTTTTGCGGTTATCGTTATGTCTCTTCTCTCTGCCTGTGGAATCGGCTCACGGGGTTTATCTCAAGGATGAACCCTTGCTGCACTCGGCATAATCCAAACGGGTTTGGCTTCTGCTCTCGTTTGCACAGGGTTTCCAAAGGGATTTCCCTTTGGCTCGATAGGGTGTTTTTAGCGTTACGGAGTAATGCGTGAAGAAAACGCCCTATTGAGCTATGGTATTTCTGCCTAAATACCTTGGGGAAAGCGAACGTGCATATTACAGATGAAATCCCCCTTTCTTTTTCAGTGGCTGTATCATCCGCCTTGCGGATTGGAGTTGCTTCTTCTCCTTTATCGGCTCTGCCGATTGGGACAAGGGCTTACCGCACAGGTAGTCGTTCAAGTCCTTATAATCACGATAGTACAGCGACTTATCAAGCAGCCGTTCCCCGAACTTCTCCTTCAGCTTCTTGCAGGTGTTCCGTCCTGCCGTGTCGTTGTCAAGGAAACAGCCGATTCGGGTGTAGGTCTCCAATATACTTTCCGCTTTCGCAAGATTGGAAACGGAGTTCAGTATGACATAGTCCTGTGTGTCCAATCGTGGGTATTGCGGATTGTTTCTTACTCGGATGGTAAGGAATGAGAGGTAATCCATGAACCCCTCGAACAGGTAACACATACATCGTTGTCCGTCCTGCTGTCGGATATGGGTGATGTTTTTCGGGGCGACACATCCCTTGAAGTATCTGTTGCGCACTTCATATCCTCCTGCCATGTTCGGAAAGCCGATGGCAAAATAGGGTTTGTCGGCATTCATAAACCGAAGCTCCCTGCATTCTCTTTTGGCAAGTCCGATGTTTATTCCCCTTTCTTGCAGATAGGCTATAAGAGCAGGAGAGGACAACTCACCAACCCTTAATCCCTGATAAGGCTGATTGGCGGAATCCTGTCTGCCAAAAGAGAACGATGCAGGGCGGATGTATGCTGTCCGCTCCTCTATGCGTTTCAGCAGATAGGCTACATCTTCCGAACGGTAGAGTTCCGCTGCCAATGCGAGGATGTTTCCGCCTTTGCCGATGCCGAAGTCATACCATTTTTCAAACTCGGTGTTTACCTTGAACGATGCGTCCGTTTCTTCCCGTAGCGGTGATTTATACCACAGGTTCTTGTCTTGTTGCTTTACAGGCGTATAGCCCAGACTTTGCAGATAGTCTGCCAGTTTGATTTGCTTTACATCTTGGATTGTCATATTACATACGATTTTGAAGTTGATGAAAATTTGTTGATTTGATGAATTGTCAATGTAATGTATTTATATACAGCCTCGTAACCTCTCAACATCTTCTCAACAAACCACTCGCCAAAAGAGAAATCAACAAACGGGTGTCGGTGGTCTCTCAACTTCTCTTTTGGCTTGTTGAGATTTTGTTGAGAATGTATATCGTTTATTGTCAGTGTATTTATACCCATATTCAACAATTCAATAGAAAAATGATAATATTACAGGGATTCAAGTTGCTCCCTTGTGACGGTGTAGAAGCGTCCCACTCTCCTTATCGGCTCATACCGACACTCCCGATTGCAGTTGAACTGGTAGGTGGTATAAGTCAGTCCGTTTGGCGCAGGGGTCAGTTTCCAACATTCCTGCAACACTTTTCGGACTTGGTGTTTCTCCACCTTTACCTGTGAGTGTACCAGCAAAAGAAGAATGTCGCTGTAACAGAAAGAGAATGTATCCGTGCCGACACTGTCCATGATGTCAAGGACAAGTTCGTGCATCTCTATCTCCAATCGGTTGCGGTTGCTGCGGATAATCTTCTGCAAGGCTTCTGTATGCAGCAATGTGGGGTTGAACCACATCCGGCTTTCCTTATCGGTGGATAGCTGTCTGTATTGCAGGAAATGGAGAAAGGCGGGTATCTCCGCTTTCAGCTTTTGCAGGAAGTCGGTGTCATCGGACTGCAAGCGGTCTATCTTGCGCACCCAATAGCGTGTTTCCCCTGCATCTATGATTACGGGCAGATACTCGTTGTTGGAGCACAGCACGAATTTGGCGAAGAATGCAATCTCGTCACGGTCTTTGCCTTTGGCTTCCACCTTGTAGGATAAGGTAGTGCTGAGGTTTTTCAACCGTTCGCTGTCCTCCCTGCGGTTGAGCAACACCTCATCTACCACGATAAGCAACTTGCCAGCCCAGTCGGAATTGAACTGGCTGCGGAAATCCTCGTTGGTGTTGAAAGTCACATTGTTCTGAAAAAGGGCTTTCAGAAAGTTCAGGAAGGTGCTTTTACCCGTGTTGCGTTCTTCCGACACCAACAGCAGGATAGGCAACTTCTGAATCGGTTGCAGGTAGAGCAGTTGCAGATAGTCCATCCCCAACTCGTATTGTTCCCCGAAGATGTGATGCAGCAATGAACGGATAGAGGGGAAATCCCCTTGTCGGAGTACATGGTCTATCGGTTCGTAGAGGTTAAGGAATTTGCCGACCACGGAACGGTAGCCGATGTGTTCGGGTACTGTGCAGAAGCCGTCATACTTGGGAACTCTGCCGATGTAATCCTTGCCGTAATCCTGTCGCAGGGTCTCGTTGTTCCATGCGATGCGTTTCCTTATATACCCTCCGTTCAGTTTGGGCTGCTCCACAATCTTATAGAGCGTTGTCCCCACTCGGATAAACTCTTCCTTTGCCATGCCGCCATCCGATGGCGGTCTGTGGCTGTCTTGTTGTTCGATAGCTGACATAATCAAATGGTTTTAAGTTTGAAAATTACCAGCTGCAAAAATATAATCAATTATCGGATAGGTTGTTATGCAAAACACGGCAGAATGGTGACAAATAGCCCCCGAAACAAAAACTTTCAATGGTTTGGGACAGGAAACGGGTTGTGCAAACGGAAAACTCCCGAAAAGCGAATGTCGGATTACGCTTTTCGGGAGAAAAAATCAGAGCGTCTGTCGTACTGACTTAATGAATTACTGACTTACCGAGTGAATTATGTCAGGCATTCAGCTACGAGAAGTATTCGGATTTGGATATACCGTTGGTATTCAGCGAGAAGAAGATGCTTGTTTTCTCTTTTCGCAGGTACAGTATTTCAAGAACGGCATTGCGTACCCGTTCCGCTCCGAATGTGCCGATATGGAAAGCGAGGGTAACTATCGCTTCAAGGTTGTAAACCTCCATACAGCAATTATCGGATACCCGTATGCTTCGCCTTATCCCGTATTCCCTTAAAACTCCGCTCTTGCAAAGAGCCTTCAGCCCTGCACGGAATGTCGGGGCGGTTACTCCGAACAGGTCGCAAAGTTCCCATTCGCTCATGGCGGTTGCGCTAATGTCGGTCGGCATGATGATGTTGCCGTTACCGTCTGTTGTTATGATGCTTCGTTTCATGGCTATGCTTGGTTATGGGGTTACACTTCCGAACGATGCGTTCAGCTTGTTGCCGAACATCGTCAGGTCATTGTCAAGTTTCTGCGTGGTTATCTTCGCATAGATTTGAGTCGTGACAATGTTCGTGTGTCCCAGAACACGGCTCACGCTTTCAATGGGCATCCCCTTGCTAAGAGCCAGTGTTCCAAACGTATGACGAGCGCAATGGTAGGAGATTTGCTTCTCTATTCCGCATTCCGCCATTACCTTTTTCAGCTGTTTGCACATCGTCCAATAGTTGATTTTCCCGAAAACCAGCTTGTCTTCCGACAGATACTTGTACCGTTCGATTATCTGCAAGGGAATATCCAGCAGCTTCACTTGGAACGGGACATTTGTCTTGTGCCGTTTCGACAATATCCATTTCTCACCATTCACCTCCACTATTTCATCCGTTGTGAGTTCTTTCATATCCACGAAAGACAAGGCGGTGAAACAGGCGAAAATAAACAGATCCCGCACCAATACGAGGGTGGGGTTGTCAAACTCGTGCGCCATGATTCTTTTGATTTCGTCCTCTGTCAGATACTCCCGTTCCTTAACATTCGGGCTGATATGGAACTGCGCAAACGGATTTCTCGGTATCAGTCCGTTATAGTGCGCACGCATGACCACCCCTTTCAGCCACATGCAGTTCAGCCAGATGGTGGCGTTTTTCAGTCCCCGTTCAGCCGTAAGATAAGCCGCAAACTCCTTGATGAAGTCGGGTGTAAGTTCCAGCATGGACATGTCCGTCCGTCTGTAGAATGACTTGATAAAGGCTGCGACATAGTTCCTTGCCCTTACCATGACCTTGTACGTGCCGATGCTGCGGTCTTTACCGACACGTTTCAGGAAGTTGGCGCAATCCTTGTCAAAAGCCTTTATCAGTGTCTCATACTCGCTTCCTACCCCTTGGTAGGCATTGCGCACCATTTCAGCCGTTACGTATGCCTCTCGGTCGGATATGCGCTGATAGTGCTTGATGATTTGCGCCTTGATGTTGTCCAATGCCAGATTGACGTTCCGTGCTTCGGCACTCTTGCCTTTGGCTCGGTTGCCTTTCGCATCCCAAAGGGTTTTCGGGATGGTCTGCTTGCAGCTGAACTGTGCCACAGTACCGTTGATTGTCACTCGTCCCATGATGGGGACAATACCGTCTTTCTCCTTGCTGCCGTTCACGTAGAACAGCACTTTGAATGTACTTCTTGCCATACTCGTTTTTTTTGTTTGCAAAGTTAAATATCAACGAGTTAGACCTTGATATGCAAATCGGTGACAAACGGTGCAATAGCATCTCCCATATGTTAAATCTTACTCTTTCACGGGTAATGATTTGCAAACCATTCTTCTTCTTAAATCCGCTTTTCTTTGCGTTTCCCGATTTTTCGGCTTGTCATCATTTGACATCGTAACAACTCTGATATTAAGTCGTTTAACGTCATTTCTCCCGTTTTCCGAGGTTATTCCAGAGATTTTGTGTATTTTTTGCGCTCTTTCTCCAAATTCGCCAAGGCTTCCAAGGCTATACGGCGTTCGTCGTCCGTCTTGGCCTTCGCCAATTGCTCGTTAAGAAGGCGGCTATTTTCGGCGTAGTTGGCTTCAAAGGTTATCTTCTTACCCAAATAGTCCGCATATTCGGATAATAGGGCTTTTGTCCGGTCTTTGGCCTTTTGCTCTACGTCTTCCTGCTGCTTCTTAATAATGTCGCTTTTACCTTTGTCAAGGTCGGAACCGTCCCCGGTCAAAGCCTTACGCTTTTCTTCCAAGATATTAACCATTTCCAAAATGGAACGTGCCCCGGAAAGTTGTTCTTTAAGCTCCTTTTCGAATCCGGCTAAAACGGTTTCCTTCGTTTCGTTGGCTATGGCGTTATTTAGCTTCTGCAATTCTTCGGCTTGTGTCTTTGTGGCCGTTCCGCTTCCGATAGCCTTAATAAGCTGGTCGCGCTGCTTCTGTAAATAATCCAAATAGCTACTTCCTTCTTTCAGCAACCCGGCGAACTCGGCTTTTGCGGCATTGCGTACTACTTCGTCTTTGGAATTTACCCAATTGTAATACTCCGTATATTTCTTTTTCCGGGCTTCCAATTGTTCCGTAAACGGGTCTTTTTGCGTAGTCTTAGAAGACGTGCCGGATAAATCCATTTTTTTAAGTAACGCTTCCTGTTCTTTGATTTTCGCCAATAACTCGGCCCGCTCCTTATCGGTGGTAGCTTCCTTATACTTTGCACGCAACTTTGAAATAGTCTTTTCCAGAGCTTCTATACTGCCTTCCGCCACTTTATCCGCACCGCCCCCGATAGAATCCAAAATTTCGCGTTCTTTTGCGGTAAATTCTACTTGCTGGTTTATCAAGGCGTTATATTCCCGTTCCGCTTTCGCTACGGCATCTTCGGCCTTTTTCCAATCGCGGGATTTTTCAATTATAACGCCTTTACGCTCTACGCCGTAACCGTCCTTATATGTTCCCTTCTTCGATACATACGCTTTCGGAGTAGCTTCTAATTCCTGCTGGGCTTTTAATACTTCCTTGTATTTCTCTACGGCCAATTCCTGTACGGCTAACGCTTTGGCCCGTTCTAAGCAGGCTTCTATAAACTTCGACTTATTAGCTACTAACAAGTCTTCCGCTTCTTTAACCGTCTTAATGGAAAATCCCAAGTCCTCGAAGCGGTCTTTATTGTCTTCGATAAACTTGTTTTTAGCGGCCATATCGTTACCCAGCCGGTTCCATGCGGTGGAAAGCTCGGTAATTGCTGTAACCGGTTCGGCGGCAGCTTCTACCACTTTGTTATTAAATTCTTCTTGCGCCTTCTTTGCTTCCCGATTCTTGGATATGAATTTGGAAATTAAGGCTATCGCAGCGGTAATCGCTACTGAAAGGCCAAGGGTTAAGGTCGCCATTAACGCCTTTGCCGCTACGTTGGAAATACCCAAAGCCGTAGCAAACTTCGTTTCCGCTACGGTAAGTAATTCTTTCGCCTTGCGAACTAATACAAGCTGGGTATATGAATCCTTGTTTAAGGTTTTGGCTACCTGCTGTAAGCCTATGGTTATAGCCATAAGGGACTGAACTTTAACCATAATCTTTTGCAAGTTTTCATTTTCCCCGGCAAACAGTCCTACCGCACCCTGCGCGGCCGAAAAAGCCCCGCTTATACCGCCCATTACCTCTAATACGGTATTCATATTTTGGTAGTCGTCGGACATAATTTTAGCCTGCGTATTTGCGTCGGCCATAGCGTCCGCCAAACGGCCTAATTCCGCCTGCATAGCCCGGTATTCGTCCGTATTACGCTTCCCGTTCTGTTCCATTTCCGCAAGTGAATTTTTAAGGTTCATAACTTGCGTTCGTAACATGCCTTTCGCCTTCGCGTTTTGCTCTACCTTGGCCTTATTCTCGTTTAAGGTTTGTTCTTCTTTCTGTAAAGCGTCCGCCGTGTTCGCCACTTCCTGCAAAAGTGCTTTCCGCTGGGCTATTTCGTCTTTTATAGCCTGTTGTTTGGCCGTTAATGCCCTATATTCTTCGTCCCCCTTGGCGGTGCCTTTCATAAAGGCGGCCCCGGCCGCTTCGCCCAAGCGGGCGTACTCTTTTTCAAGGTCGGCGATTGCGTTACTATGGATTGCGGCCATAGTGTCTATATCCTTAAACGCCGCTTCAATTTGTGCGGCGGCTTCTCTGTACGCGGCTTCCATACGGTCGCCGCCTTCTACGGTTGCGTCCGTGAAACCCTGTACGCGCCTTTTGGTTTCGGCCAATGCGCTATTTATTTGCCCGTTATTCGCAATTATATCGAACTCCAAGGCACCGCCTTTTATATTCATCGGATAATGCTATTTATTTGTTGTAAAATACTTTCGGCGTTCTCGCTGGTTATCTTGGTTGTCGTGTTGCCCGCTGTATTGCCGTCTTCGTCGTCGGCCATGCGCGGCGCGTCGATTAACAACCGTTGAACAACGGCCCAAGCTACGCCGTGATGTAAGTAATCCCAAGTCCAGCCAAGGTGGGCGCAAATCGAACCCCGGCGGCCGTAAGGACTATTAAGCCCTATTACTCTATGCGCTCCGTCCTCGGTTGGGTCGTTCTTGCGCCGCTCATCAAGCGCATAGAGTTTATAAAATCCCCTAAGTTGCTTACGCTGGTTACGGCTTCGGAAAGTCCTACCAATTTGGAAGGTTTAATAGTGTGGAAGAAAAGGGCCGTAAGCCGGTCTAACTCCTTATCGTCGTTGTATTTTTTTACCCTTCCACCCGCGCAAACTTCGGTAACGTGGTAATCTTCGCCCAATACGGCAATAGCGATTATTCGGGCCATACGTGCGGCGTTATCTTTGGCTATGCGCTTCGCTTCCGCCAAGGTTTCCGTTCCGCCGGCTGTAAGCCGTTTTTCGTCTAAGCCCATTTCTACCCATATCGCGCTAAGTCTGTCAAGAACCGAAAGCGTAGGTTCCTGTATTTCGAAGTCTTCCTTTACCGTAATTACTTCGGGACGTTGGAAGAATCCTTTAACGCCTTTTTTATGCCGGCGGATTTTATGCGTAACGCTGAACTTTATACCTTGCTTTACCAAAAGGTTAAGTTCTTCGCGCTCTAACTCTAAATCCGTTTTTTCTCTTATCGTATCGTCGTTCATATCGTCGTTAAATCAAGAAAGCCCCCGAAACTTTCATTTGGGGGCTTTCGGGTTAAAGTAAGGCTTTCCCCGCGTTATGCCTGCACGTCTGCGGCGGTCATAAGCGTAGCGGTTATTTTCTTAGTTCCCGTTTTGGTCGGCTGCAATACGGTACCGGCAACCTCGATAAGAAGAATACCGCTTTTACTGAAAGTTGCGTTAATCTTACTTACGAGTTTCATGCGCGGAATCTCGAATTTAAGGCCCTGTTCCGGGGTAATGCGTACCGACTTTTCGACTACGGGGATTTTATCCGGAGCTTCCCATTTATCCGGCGTTGAACCCGTGCCGGGGGTACCTACGCCGCCCAAAAGGTCGGCAAGAACCGTAACCGAAGGGTTCATAATCGAAAAGTTGAAGTTCGTTTTTCCGCCCCGGCTAATGCTTATTACGGGGTCGTCCACTTCTTCGGCGTAGTGGTCGGTTGTTTCCGGGTCTTCCTGCGTCATCGTGCAGGTGTCTTGGTAGGTATAACCCAATACGTCCAAGGTTTCGCCCATACCGCCGCCCTCGGCAATTGCTCCTACCTCAATCTTGGAAAGACCGATAGTATAAGTTTTCTTTGCTGCCATTGTCGTAAATTTTAATTAGTTCGTTGTATATTCCATTCTACCCGCAAGTTGTTGTAATGCTCGTTAATGCCCGGTTCTTTAATTATGGCTTCCGTAGAAACCCGAATAGTCAGCCCGGTAATGTTCGCCGATTTTAGAACCGATAGAACAATAGCCGTTAGTTCGCGTATTCGCTCCCTATGCGCCTTAAATTGTTCGGTTCGGCCTATCCTTTCCTTTTTGTCGGGGACGTGGATATTTACGTTTGAAGTTCCGGTTTGCGGTACTTCGTGGTTTAGGAATAGGTTGTTAATTACTACGTCTTCCTTCCCGGAATTATCCGGCCGTTCTCCCTGCACGAATATTCCGCCGCTAAGGGCCGCTTTCAATTCGGCCGAAGCGTTCAGAATCTCAAAAAGAATATCATCGGTTTCTATACTCTGCATACCTCTTTGTGTTAAATCCATAACCGGCAATGAAGCCGGCCGAGGTCGAACTTTTCGCAAGTTCCGGTTACTACAACTAAGCCCGTTGCTTTGGCTGCTTCTACAAACTCGGTATTCGAAAGCTGGCTAACGTCTACCTTCTCCCGCGTTACAATTACCTGCGTGCCTTCGGGAATTTTGGCCGTACCTTTCGGTAGCTGGATAAGCGAAGCGAATACGCGGGTTTCTCCGTCGGCGGTCTGAATTGTCGAACCTTTACCGTTGGTTTCTTCCCGGCAAACTGCTTTTAACTCCCATGCGGCGGCGGGCGTTTCCCAAGAACCGTTAGGTAATTGGACGCTTTCGCCGTCGTGCTGCAAGGCGTACAAGTATTGCGGGTATTGGTAGGAAGTCGTTACCATACGTTGCTTTTGTTCCGAATTTTGGGCTTGCCGGCCGGCGTAATGCCTAATTCCGTGCAAGTCGCGTTATACCAAAGTTTGATAGCGTCCCAATTCCAACTAATGGAATACCCGCCTTCTCCGATATTGGCAAGGGGGATAAGCGTTGTAAACTCTCGGCAAATGGCCGTTTTAGCCTTCCGCACGTCTACCGGTGCGTCCGGGTCGGGGATAAGTCCGCTTTGGTTGCAAAGTATCAAATCCACGTCGTCCGCCGATAGCTGGAATTTGCCGACCGTCTTAGTAATCCATTCTTTGTAAGTCATCGGGTAAGGGTATTAGGATAGGGGCGACCGTTGCCGGCCGTCCCTTTCCGGTTAGTGTGTCCAGGTGCTGTTAGAAGTGTCCATAAGGAAGGAACGGCCCGAAGAAAGCCAAGCCGGGAAAGCGTTTGCAATTCCTACGGTAACTTCTTCGATAGGTTCCTCGGTGGAATACTTCTTTACGCAGGTGTGTCCGTTCATAGCTTTGATTGCTACGGAACCTTTAAGGTTCATATCGGCCGGCTTCTTCCAATAGGTCGAACCGAGTACCTTGCTTTCGCTGAACATTACTACGTCGTCGGCAAACGGGTTTCCACTGAACGGGCGGCTTCCGTCGTCCTTCTCAATAGTAATATCTTGGTCGATAACTACGACCTGTAAGCCACGCAAGTACGCCAAACCCTTCATAGCTGCGTTTACCTGTTCCAAGCTCGGCGTTTGTGCGATGTTCAAGGCGTTAGCCGCGAACGAAGCGGAAAGTTTTACTACTTCCTCGGTCTGAGCCATAAGCGAGAAGGTGTCAAGGTTCATAAAGGCGTACTTCAATCTAATACCCTTCTTCTTGGCCTTAGCTACGATAGCCTTAAAGTCCTTGCTAAACGGTTTCGCGCCGGTGGTGTTCCAAGCGGCCGAGCCGGTCTGAAATCCGACCTTCTGCGTTGCGTCGATTTGATAATCTACGTCGTACTCGGTAATTACGCTATTGTTGTTTTCGTTAGTAAGCGTTACTTTGCCCAACGAAATAGACTGCAACGCAATCCATTCCAAACGGGCCGCTACGCCGTCCCAGCAAAATTGCGTATCTTCGGCCCACGCTTCTACCAACGCCCGAAGGTCGGGGTTCGCGGAAGTCATGGCGACCATAATTTCGTATTCGTTAAGCTCGTTTTCGTCCTTGGTGCGCTTAATAGCCACCTTCGGAATATCGCCTTGAATACGCGCAATAGCTTCGCGGGTCTTTTTGTTGATACTTGCGCCGCGAGCTACAAGGTCGCCGGCAATCTTTAACCCTACCTGCGTTTCAAGGGCTTTCCACGTCATCGTGTAATTCTCCTTCAAAGGGAACAAGGTAGGATAGTAATACGGGTTAAGGTCGTAGGTATTAACTACAGCCTGCATATCCTTTTCGGTAATGCCAATCATTAAGCTCCTTTGCATAACTTTTCCCGATTAAATTAGATAAACTGAATACCGGTAAGTTTGGCTTTCACTTCGGCACCGATAGGCGGGATATTGCTTTCCCGAATCTGCCCAATAGTCCAAGCGTTTACGATATGGTTGCTAAGCGCGTCCACGTCGTAACTTTCGCCCACAAGGGCTACCGGTGCGTATTTGAAGGCTGCCCCCGAAGCCCCGGCCTCGGCTGCGAGGTAAAGCGAATCGCCGGCTTTTGCGGCAACTCCAAGGGTTGTACCTACTGTAAGGTCGTCTTTGCTGCCGTCGCCGCTATTTGTGGCGATAGCGGTAATAGCGTAGGCCGCCCCGCCGGGAGCCAGCATAAGCACGTCGCCGACTTTGAAGTTATGGCCTTTCTTTACGGTGTAGGTGGTAGCGGAGTTCGTAGCGTCGTCGGTAAGAACGGCTACTTTCACTACATGATAAAGCCCGTTTTCATCTTTGCCAACCGGCGTACCTTCGTGCAGAACTTTCTGCGTAAGGTCGTCGGCAGAAACGGTAATACCGTTCGGAATGTCGGCGACCTTGTGGGTAAACGCACGAATTACGCGGTTATCCTTTTTCCTGTCGATTTTAAGCATTTCGAAAGTTTTTTAGCGTTAAACCTCTTTGCCGCCCAAGCCCTTATTTGCGGCTTCTGCGGCCTTTGCCTGTATGTAGCTTTCTACGCCCGCGCTTACTCCGTCCTTGTTGGGGGAACCAAGTACCGGTTTTTCGTGAAGGCTTAGGCCCCGGTCTGCCAACTCTTGGCCGAAGGCTGCTACGTCGTTCTTGGTTTCGGTCAGATACTCGTTAAAGGCGTTTTCGTCGGCAAAGCCGCCAAGTTTGGCTACTCTGTCGAAATCTTTAAGAACCTTTGCTTTATAGGCTTCGGGTACGTCGGCAAGCTCTTTAACAAGCGTTTCCCGGCGGTTGGCGGTTACGGCCGCGCTTTGAAGGCTCGTTACTTCGGACTGCAAGCCCTTAGTAGCTTCCTTTACGGCGTTCGTAATCATTGCTTGCACGGTTGCAGCGTCCAAGGTTCCGGCCGGTGCGGGTGGGGTACCGCCTTCTTCCGGTTTCTTTTCTACAAAGTCGTACTTCTTACGCAGGTTGTCCTCGCGCGTTTTGTTCGCTTTGTCTATTTCCGCGTCCGCGTCTTTGCGCCAATCCGCTACAAACTTCGCTACGGCTT